CTTTGCATCACTTTTAGCGGTTCTTGTTCGTGCCGGATTTCTTTTCGTAGCTTCTCATCGCTCCCAACCCGAGCATTCCCAAAAGCACCGGCATCATTGAACCGATGTCGAGGTCAGGCAGGGCTTCCAGAAGCGCCGGGTCCATGCCGGATACCAGCGCGATGAACGCCGCGAATGGTTGCAGCACGAACGCATAGGCGAACGCCGCCGTGCATGTCCATCCCACAGCGGGTCTCCAACCGCTTATAAATACGTTTTCCGACTTGGCCTCCTGCATGTTTACAGAAATCTGCGCAAGCTCGCCTTTCTGCTCCATCTCAAGCAGTTTGAGTTTCGCGGCCTCGCGCTCCTCGTCGGACGTAAACAAGTCATCGACCAGCCCGAACAACGGTCCAGCTAAACTGCCGATTAGTGCAGGGATAGGCATATCAATAACTCCAGATCATTGGGCTTGCGCCGTTCACTTCGCCGGGCTCGGCTGTGCCGAGATGCAGGAAGCGGCTCGATCCGCGCTGGCTTACACCAATGCGCGGGAAAGTCCCCACTGCGAGGGTCAACATCCGTCGAGCGTTCTGTCGGTCTACCGCGATGTCTGCGGCTTTGCCAATTGGATGCTCTGGGCCACCGCCAATAGCCGCGTTGTGTTCCTCGCAGCGAAATGCCGACGTGATAATCATTGGCCCGAACGCGTCGCGCAGCTTTTGGAGACGCACCATAAACGAGGCGTCCATATCTGATTGTCCGCACCCGCACTTACACGCCATTTCAGCGGCACTGAAGTTGGGGGTGTTCGCCGGGTTCCACTCGCTCACAGATTAACAGCCCATGAAGCCTTTGCCCTTACGGGCTGCACCCGCACCGCGGACCGTCATTTTGTACAACTTGTCTCCCGCCATCGGCGCGGTGGCCGTCTTGCCATAAGGAATGCGTCCCTGACCCTTGATGTCAGCATAGCCAACAGCCTTGGGTGCCGGGCCCGGAGTGTTCGTCACAATTTTTACACCAGCCATAATACTCTCCTATTGTCTCTGTTTAAGAATCTCTCGTTCCATTGCAGACTGAATGCGGGCCCCGGTCTGCTTTTCCTGACTGGCCAGCCTCTGGTCGAACTGCTCAGAACGCATCTTCTGGTTCTGCTCATCCAACTTAAGCTTGGCTTGGTCGATCTGCGCATCAGACTGCTCCGACTGCGCCTTGATCTGAAGTTCCTTCTCCTTGAGGGAAATCAACGGATCAGGTTGGTCCGAACCAGCCAACTTACGAGACAACTGCTGTACTTGCTGAAGACCCTGCGCCACGTTCTGCGCAACCAAAGCCTCCACCTGAAGCATCTGCTCTTCGTTCAACGGCTGACCCTGCTGTACCTGAGCCTGCTGGATAAACGCCACCACCGCCTGCTCCCGCGCACCAATCTGGACATGTTCCATGATGTGCTTCTGAATCGACGCAGCAAACATCGGATTACCGGCCACCAAAGGACTTGTCGCAAAAACCAAATGCGCCATGATGTGCGCCTCATGGTCCTGACCGTCAAAGGCGTGCAGCTGCATCATGTCCAACAGATCGATGTTTTCCTGCGCAGGGTCCTTCGGCTCCGGCTCGTCCACCGGTGACCGCTTCATAATGCGATCCGCATCACGAACACCTAGAGCCTCGTACATGTCCCGATAAACTTCGTTCATGTTATGAAGCTCGGGGGCCGCGGTCGCCAACTCAAGCTTTGTCTGAGCCAACGCAATACGCTGCGCCTGCGAAAATACGTTCGGATCAGAAACAGGGAGAACGTCTACCCGGTCATCAAAATCCGTGGCCTTGACGCTCGCGTCCTCACCCTCAATGCTGTACGGATAATCGTCCGGCAGGCTCTCACCCAGCACACGCGAAAGCATCTTAAATTCCATCCGCATCGCGTAGTGCAAGCGTTTGTGAACCGCAGACATCACCCGAGAACCCTGCTCCAGCAAAGCTATCGTCGTACCGACCGGAGCCTGCGGGTTCCCGTCTCCAACCTTCATGTCCGTGATCGTCGCAAAACGGCGACCTGCGTCCACCACAAAACCAAGAAGGCCAAACAACGTCTGATCCGCACCCTTGAACGGCAGGAGCATCAAGCTGTCTCGAATGGCACCGCCCGGGGCGTCCACGTCACGAAATTCACCCGGCTGAAGCGGTTCCTCATCGTCCCTGATCCGTAGGCCGCGGGCCTTGAACCCTGCCGGGAGGTTCGAAAGCGTGCCTGCGTCGATAAGCTGACGAAGCGCCGCCGTCGCCGTCCGGGACAGACCGCCAATCGTATGGATCAGGCCCAAGCCGTAAAAACCAAACCCGGGGAGGAACTTGAAATGAACGAAATACTGGATTTTCTTCTTTAGCTCATCGTCCTCGTAATAATTACGACGAATTGAAAGAACCTGACTACTGTCCGTCGACAAGGTGACCACATACGGAATTTTAATTCCCGTCGGCTCACCGTCCTCGTCCAAATCTTCGTAACCGTCTAGGTCCAAATCAACATGGCATTCCAAAAGAGTGCAGTCGTAATCGATAGACGACGGAGACATACCATCAATGCGATCCATCTCCTCCTGAACTTCACTCATGTCCTCCTGACCGGGAAGAACAGGGATGTCTAAGTAAAAACCCGACACCTGCCGCTTGCGCAAATCATTCAACGGCATCCGAAGGACCTGCGTAATGTGCGGGCACGTATCCAAATCTGCCGTGTCATACGGAACCACGAGGTTCTCCGCAGGAACAAACTTGCTCACCGCGCGGCCAAGGTTCTCGTCGTAATACACCTTCTTAAAAGTGCTGCCCGCCAGAGGCAGATAGAACAGCATCTGATCCAGTTCCGGCGTGTACTCCTCCATCACGTTCGTGATGTAGTAATTCATGAAATTGCGAACTCGGCGCGACTGCTGTGCCTTCGAAGAACTTTCGTCACCCATCACAATTGTGCGAACCGGACCGCCCGCAGGCAGCAACTCGTTGAACGCCTGCGCCTGAAACTGCGTCGCAGCCTCCGCCAAAAGCGGATGCGTCACACCAGAAGAACCCTTGAACGGCTCCGTGCGGTCCTCGTAGGTAAAGCCCAAAAGCTCCAACCCCTCCGAATACGCATCCTCCCACTCCTGACGACCAGAACGATTCGCCTCGTACTCCGCTAACAAATCAGACGCCACGCGAGACAACTCACGGTCCGGCATCTCTTCCGCCAAGTTCGCGTAGAAATCGTTGGACTCGCCACGCTGGTCCTGCGGGTCGAAGTCCACGACCACCGAACCGTCGTCCCCCATCTCAATCTCTATCGGAGAAACTTCGGTCTCACCGTCCAGCAAGACAAGGTTGTCGTCATACTGAGAACCCGGAAGCTCTACCTCAATCTCTGCTCGCAAGTCGTCCTCGTCCAACTGAGACGGGACGTTGTTGTCCATCAAACTACCAATGGGTTCAAGAGCCATAGGTTATCTCCTAAAGTGTCGGGGGAACTATACTACCGAATGGGGGCAAATTAAAAGCGCCTGTTGTATTGAACCCTGATCGACCGGTCCATCTCAGTCTCGCCCGTTTTATAATTCTTCATCACACGACGACCGAACGGATTGCCGGTTATCGAAAGTGATTCAGCCTCAGATGGCCTGTACTCATAGCCAAGGTTCCAAGCCGACCGGCCACCAATGGCGTCACGATCTGCACCCTCCCTGCGGGGCTGAACGTTAACCGTGCCCGTGTGACGACCATACGTACCGCTTAAATCATAATTGGTCGGGACAAAACCGCGCCGGTTGCCGTACTCTACAGTTTCGGGCGCACCATACGCCTGCCACTCGTCAGGCAAGCGTCTCGTCGTCTTGTCGTGAACGCCCGTCACGCCTCCCGTCAAGTTGCCGCCGGGGAAATTAAGCGAAGCGCCGAGACGAGCAATACCACCCATCGTCTCATCCGCAATGTTGATCCGGTCATCGCCCCAAGGCACAGACCGGTTGCTCTCGCCGCCCGAAACACGAGCGTCAAACTGAGGGATCACAGAAAACCCGTCCGACTCAACCACGGCCTGTTCTTGCGTAGCGCCTTTGAGTTCCATGTTAAGATTCACCGAGCGCTGCGATGCCTTTTGCTCCGCGACGGCCAAACGATCAAAAACAGGAAGCGGCTCGCCCGTTACAATATCTACCGGGCCT